AGCTATGGCCAGACGTGACTTTCTATGATAAGCAAAAGGAGATTTGCTATTCGGTTCAAGACAATGATGAGACCATAGTTCCGGCTGGCAACATGCTGGGAAAGGACTTCATTGCGGGGTTCATTATCCTATGGTTCTTTATGACGAGGCATCCTTGTAGGATTATCACGACCAGCGCTAAGGACGATCACTTGCGGGTTTTGTGGGGTGAAATAGGTAACTTCATACAGACTAGTAAGATTCCCCTAGATACTAAAAGGGGTGGTCCTCTGATTATAAACCAGCGTGAAATACGTAAAGTCTACAATGGTGTTGAATGCAAGAAGAGTTACATCAAGGGTATGGTGGCTTCGGATGACTCGATGGCAGCGATGCAAGGCCACCATATAGCCCGGGTTGGGGATAATATACCTAGAACCCTCTTCGTGGTTGATGAATGTTCTAGCGTAAATCAAGCCTATTACATTATGGCGAGGACTTGGTTTCACCGTATGTTGGGAATTGGTAATCCTTGGCCTTGCAATAATTTCTTCTTTTATGCGGTTGAAGGGGAACCTGGAACTAAGGACAAGGGTGGAGACATCCTAGCCCCTTGCGGTACAAGGTGTCATCGCAAGGTTATTCAAGTAAAGGCAATTCATAGCCCCAACGTGAGACTAGGTTTAGCCCAAAAAGCTAGGGGCGAAGAACCCACTAACGAAATTATCATCCCAGGGGTAAAACCCTATGATGAATACATCAAAAATCAAGCTAGGTGGAATGAAGTGGAAAAGTCTGTCGGTCTTGAAGCTGAGTTCTATAAGGGTATGGAAATCATGTTGTATCCCGAGGACTGGTTGTTGGCTGCCACCACAAAAGCCACGGCAAATCTTGGAAGTGGTCTCAAGATAACGATGGGTGTAGATAGCGCTGAAGGCAATGATAATTCTTGTTGGGCTATAGCTACCCAAGCCGGACTACTGGAATTGATTGGTATGAAAACTCCAGACACCACCCAGATAGTCAACACGACATTAGGGTTGATGCACCAATGGAGTATCCCGCCTGAGAATATCTTTCTAGATAGTGGTGGGGGAGGTAAACAACATGCGGACCAAATGCGCGCTCAAGGTTTCAAAGTTCAGACAGTGGCTTTTGGTTCGGCGGCAACCCCCCCTAAGCGCAGAGGCCACTCCACGGTAGATATGCGCACAAAGGACACTGAGCACAGCTACATCTACAAAAATCGTCGGGCTGAATTGTACGGGGAGCTTCGGAATCTGCTTAACCCGTTAGGTCAATACCAGTTTGCTCTTCCCGGTAAGTTGCTCTACCGAAGTCGAGAGAATGGTGGGCCATCCTTATATGACCAGCTTAGGTTGATGCCCCTATGCTACGATGGGGAGGGTAGAATGTACTTGCCTCCTAAGCGTAAGAAGGATGCCAAGGACACTACTGAGACTCTCATGGAGATACTTGGTTGTAGCCCGGATGAAGCCGATGCTTTGGCTTTGGCTGCCTATGGACTATTACATAAATCTCCCCGACGTTTAGTCGGAATGGGCTAAACACACTAAAAAGTATTAACAGGAAAAGAAAACGAGGACAAGATGGCGAAAGTAATACCAGCGGGCAATCGAACATTGACTGTTAATGAGGCGAAGAAGTTTCTTCACGCAATGACAGTCAATGCTAGAAGTCTTCGCTCCAGCTTTGTCAATAGCTTCAGCGAACGCAAGAATATCAATGCCTCTTGCGATTATCCCGATACTGAGTCGATTACCCCAGAAATCTATTTGGATATGTTCGACCGCGAAAGCATTGCAACTAGGGTGGTTGAAGTGCTTTCCCGGGAATCGTGGCTGGTTTCGCCTACGGTGTATGAAACGGAAGACCCCGAGCAGACTACAGCATTTGAGCAAGATTGGGCCGACATAGGCAAGGGGCTCAGAGGAGAAAGTTGGTATGAGGACTCTGAAGGTAACCCAATTTGGGAATACCTGCAACGGCTGGATATTCGGAGTGGTATCGGTCATTATGGGGTAATGCTACTAGGTCTTGATGATGGTTCAGATTTGAAAGACCCCGTAGTCCCCAAGAAAGGTATGAAGCTGAATTTCTTACGGGTCTTTGATGAGTCGATGGCTACAATCACAGCATTCGAGACTGACGAAAAGGAATCTCGTTTTGGACAACCTACTCAATACAACTTGATGCTGAATGAACCCTCAAACATAGATGGGGGTGGAATGCAAGTCCAGGGCAATATGTCGAACGTACATTGGAGCAGGATCATTCACGTAGTTGATAACCCAGGCAGTAGCGAAGTATTTGGCACACCTCGGCAACAACCCGTCTGGAATAGGCTTCTCGATCTTCGCAAATTATACGGAGGTAGCGCTGAAATGTACTGGCAAGGAGCCTTCCCGGGGTTTTCTATTGAGGGTCACCCGCAGCTTGCCGGAGAACTCAAATTTGATGAACCGGCAATGCGAACCGCGCTTGAAAAATATATGACTGGGCTTCAGCGTTGGTTGATTGGTGCTGATAGTACAGTTAAAAGTTTAGCTCCACAAGTTGTAGACCCTACACCCCAAATAAACGTTGCGATTGAAGCCGTTTGTATTCGGCTGGCTATTCCTAAGCGCGTGTTCACGGGCAGCGAGCGGGGAGAATTAGCAAGCAGCCAAGATAAATTGACCTGGAATGACCGCATTAGCGCAAGACAAAATGACCATTGTATTCCGAGGTTAATCGTACCCTTGGTGGATCGCCTTATAGCATTTGGAGTATTGTCACAGCCCAAGAGCTATAATGCAGTATTCCCCCAGGCTGAAAGCCTAACCATGCTGGAGCAATCTGAAGTGGCAGTCAATCGAACCGAGGCTATGGCGAAGTACGTACAAGCGGGTGTAGAAGGTACGATGACCCCTTTACACTTCTTCACTAAGATTCTGGGGCTCACAGACAAGGAAGCCGAAGAAATAGTTTCTTCAGCAACGGAAGCAGTTGAAGCTGAAGAGACTATGACCCTACCCGATCCAGAGCAAGAAGTTAAAGTTCAAAAGAAATACGAGATAGGGGAATTCGCCCCACCAATCCCGACACCCCCCCAGTAACTCAGAGCTAAATAGGAGTAAAAAATGTTACGACGTAATTTCTTAGGCGCTATTGCTAGTATTCCTTTTCTTGGAACTTCGGTAGTCAAAGCACGACAACCGTTAAAAATTAGGGCAGTTGAGGTTATGCCCCCTAAGCTTTGGAAGGCAATACCCACAATTTGTAATGATATTCTTGGGTAGCTCAGACCTAACCAGAGGAGCAAAAAATGTTACGACGTAATTTCCTGGAAGCCCTTGCCGGTATTCCATTTCTTCAATTTTTGGTGCCTAAGGCGCAACGACAAACCAAACACCAAAAGCCTGTGAGGACTTGGGACACTAAAATCAAACTCTCTAGCTGTCCAGGTATTCTCTTCACTGAATCAGATATATCATATCCGATTGTAGAAGGAAGAGGTTTTAGTCTCTATGATCCTATAATTCGGATTAGGTGTGTTGCTACTTCCGAGCAACCTAAGCTTAAGACAACCAAGCAGCTTTTTTGGGCTTCAGTAACAAGAGCTGTAGGTAAGCACACCGATGTCTCAATTAGCTTTCTATTAGGGGATGTTTTTGATTTCCGGGCCAAAGTATTGAGCGCGGGGGTCTGGGAACATTTAGACGAAGAAAATCCTACTGGAAAATGCAAAATGACAATTCACCTTAGTCCCCTAAATAAACCCCCTACACAAACATGGAGCGAATCAAAATAATGAACTTGAAACAAACGGACTCTGGATTATTTTTACTTGAAGGTGATCCTAAATTGCCCACGCGATCCTATGATCCACTTGAAATTCAAGAGCCTGAACAACGTCAAGTAGTGTGTGAGGTGCTTAACAATCTCTGGGATGCCATGCAACTAACCCGTAGACCCCAATTGGTTGACATACTCCGAAGAGAATCTCACTTGTTATTTTACCGTACTCTTGCAAAGATGTTGTTGGGTAAAGACTACCCCGAAAAAGACCAAGAGACATAAACTGCAAACAAATCCACTATAGGCGCATAAAGAATGCCAGGATGACAAACCGAGAACAAAAACGAAATCCTCAAAAGCCATTTGGGAGACAGCCTTCTTATGACCCCACTCCTCAAGAGATTGAGGCAGCCAAGGAAGACATTCAACAAGGGTGGACAGAGGAGCTAGAATGCCAACGTAGGGTGGGCTTGGCCCCCACTCTCGATATATCGAAGGCTGTAGCCCAAGCAAACTTTCTAAGTCGCATAGGACGCTAAACATGGCTTCAACATACTTTGATGCTTCATTAGGGGTAGACAATCTACTTGTGCTTAACACGAAGAAAACCAAGGCTCCCAACCCGTTACGTATGGACCCCTCCAGGACCACTACACTACGACGGTTGTATAGCCAAGACATAAAGCGTCGGTTCAACAGACTGAAAAGAAAAATCACACAGCTCATCGTGGTAGAAGATGCTTTTGGATTGAAGAATGACACTTTCAAAGTAAGAACCTTTAACCAATACAGTAGATATAATCTGACGTTGAACAAGCGATGGGCCTTTCACACTACTTCGGAACAGCTAGACGAATTTGAGAACTGGCTGCACGAAGAGTTCAAAGATATCGTACCGGACGGCAGCCAGAACCAATACTTCAACCGCTACATAGATGAGGGATACCTGAAGGGCCAAAAACGGGCCTATGATGATGTGATGAACAAGGGGCTAATAGGGGACAATATGGAAGGTTTCTACGAGGGGGGCCGCGCTGAGTTTATTCGGCACAGTTTCAGCAACCCAGTTAGGATCGAACGGCTCAAGACACTTGCGAGTAGAACCCTTACTGACTTGAAGAAT